ACACAGGTTCCTTTGCTTCTGGCTCTTGAACGGCATCTTGTTTTGCTTTTGTAGTGTTTGTAGTGTTTTTATTCACCAATTTTTTTGGAGTTTTCTTTATTTTGAAATCCCCCTCTTGTTTTACTTCTTCTGACATAATATGATAATATATAATTAATTTTACGTAGGATCAAACTCACTCATTGAAATACCGCCATTCATTTGATCGTTATCCGTTGATTCAAAGTTTATAGGGTAACCATCATTTTTTCTTTGACTGATCATCTCGCTATTTTGAGTTGCTTGCATCTTAGTTCTGCTGTCTTTTCTATCTTCGATTGATTTTTCTTTTTCAACCATAGAGCTAGCTTCTATTTTTGCTAATTGCATATTGTATTGAAACTCAACTTCCATTAGCTGCTTCTTTAATTCAGCTTCCATTTGCATTTTTTGGATAGCAAATTGAGATTTACCTTGTTCTATCTGTAATGTAGTCTCTGTCAAGGCTTGTTGCTTCTGTACTTCAAACATAGCAGCTTGCTCAGCTTGTTGTGAGTTAGCTTGTGCTTGTGCTTGTATATTGGCTTGTTGGGCTTCTTGGTCTCTAGCTTGTTTTTGTCTCCTTCTTTTCTTAAGAAGTTCATTTGCTAGTTTTAAATTCTTTATGTTCCTAACATCTATAGCATCCTCTAAATCTATAGTTTGCTGTTGTAGCGCGACTTGGATGTTTTGCTCTAGTGTAGCTTTCTCTTCGTCGTCTGGCTCAAGTTCTATATATATACCGGAATCGTGTAAATTAACTGAAGCTAATTCATCTAGTGTTCCTACATTGTATAGTGATATACTGTTCTCTAGCGCCATTCTTGTTAAAGGAAACATCAAGCAATCTGCCACTCGGTTAGATATATTTTCACATGTCTTCAATGTTAAAAACAAACTAGCTTGTAGTATGTGTCTAGTTGCAACATTAGAATTCGCTGCCGCTAGTTTCTGTAAACCTACTAGTGAGTTTTTATCAGGTAGAGACCCATCTCTTGCTTCATTCAACCCGGTCACATCTCTTATCATTTGTAAGTAGTACTGATAAGTTTGTATTAGCGATTGAATTTTTTGTCCACCACTAGACGTGCTCAATTCTTGTATTGGTACTTTACCTCTGTTAAGTTCTCCATCTTGAGTAAGTGATCTACCAACTATACTACCAGTTTGGAAGTACATGTTTAAAGCTTCTGCTGGGTTATAGTTTGTTCCATTACCTAAATCAACCTCTGCTAATCCGTCCATATCTAAGAATACACCATCTGGTACTATCCTAGACATAACTTGCTGTAACTTCAAGTGTGTTAGTTGTATCATATCAGCAAAACCTGTTATTCTACTAACTAAAGACTCTATCTTACCCCTATACATTTTAGGTGCAGTAATTTGGTAATTCATGTTAACCTTGGTAGTATCAGCAAAAGGTCTTGTCATATTCTCTGCCAATTCCCACTTTAACATTGTTGGGTGACCTAACACTTTAGCTCCACTATAAAGTACCTCGATAGATCTTGAAGCTCTCTCGAAGTTGTCACTCTCTGGTGGTAAAAAAGTATCTTGTTTTTCTAATGCTTTTTGAAGACCAAATGGAGTATTTTTAATTTTAAAAACTTGATCCATAAATGTCTTATACTCGAAATATAAAACTTGTACAGTGTCATTGTCTTGTCTACCATTCCAACCTCTTAAGTATTCGCTGTTACCTCCATACTTTTGTATTCTCTCAACTTCTTCTGGACCTAAATCAGGGAATTGTTGTTTTAATTGAGCTATAGTTAAGTTCTTAACTTCTCCAACGTAATATATATCTTCAAAGTTTGGATCCTCTGTATAAGACCAAACCATTGTAGCTGGATCACAGTAATCTAAACATATACCCTCTGACTTCTCAAACCTAGTTTTGACAGCAGCAATACCTATTATAGTTAAGTCTTCGTTTAATCTTTTCCTTGTTTGATCATACTTGTTCTTACTTAATATCTGGTTGATTAACTCTTCTTCAGCGATTTCTATAGACTGCTTAAAATTAAGCTGCATGTGTGTTGAAATCTCTCCAGGTGTCTCTGGACTATCTTGCGTTTCAGCGCTAGACTTTAAATCTATACCAAACTCCTCTTTTACTACTTGTTGGTATTCTTTTTGCTGAATGTCTTGTAATAACCTTTGAGCATATTGAGTTCTCTTTTGAACAGACTCTGGGTCTTGTGCAAACGTTTTAACTTCATAATTTCTTTGAGAAATACCATTAACCACTATGTCTACAAACTTAGGTATTATTGGTACGGGTTTCCAGTCTAGGTTTAAGTAACTTAAATCACCATTTATAGATAGTTCGTCTTTATATTTCTGTATAGACTGTTCTCCTCTAGCATACAATCTTAAGTTGTGGAAGTTGTTGTAGTTAGTTGAGAATCTAAAACCAGTTCCTCTATAGTTCCTAAACCATTCGCTCTCTATTGCTCTGCCAACCTTTAAACCATAGTCATGAGTAATTTTCTCCTCAACTGGTACCACCTGATCAGGGAATATACTATTGCTGTTAGTTTGAATTTGCATTTAATTAATTATTTTTGAATTGGTTCCGGAGTTATCATACTTACTAATTTTCATACTTATAGGTTTAGTTTCAAGATACGCTGTTGGTCTGTATTTATGTCTGTTACAAGCCATTAAAGCTAAACCAGAACTTATTGTTGCATCGAATTTTGTTCTTTGATTTATGTTAAAAGCACACCAGTCTTCTAGTGTTCTTTGAAAAAACATAGTCCCATAAGATTCTCCATTAGCACCAACGTTGTCCTCTATATAGGTTTCAATAGCTGCAGCGTGTGCTTGTTTAATGTCTTCGCTTGAGTTAGGTATTCCACCAATCTCTCTTTCTGTAACTGACAACTTGTGTGTTAACTTGTCAGGTCTATTTATTGAAAACCCTCTGTAGCCTCTTCTCTTTAAATAGTAAAGTAGTCTAGGTTTGTTGTTCTCACAAAGCATTGGCATTCCATAAAAGACTAAAGCCATTAAAACTTCTTCAAAAAAGATCTCTGCTGTTGGAGGTCTAGACACGTATTCTAAAAAGAAATGATTAGGTGGTGCGTCTTCCATACTAAACTTAGTTAGTCCATGTAAAGCTCCATTAGAACCTTTGCCGTCCACCGTACCAGATATATCGTAACTATCACAGCCAAAAGCCCCAACGTGTTCGTTGCCAGGGTATCTCACTCCATTCTTTAGTATCACATGGTTTTGAATATTTTTAGGTGGAACCCACGTTATTCTAAATCTTCCTTTAGCATTTGGATAGAATATAACCTCTGTATCTTTAACTCCGTTCTTCCATTGGAAGTTGCCAGTGGTTACGTTTGCTGAGTTATTTATCTCTTCATTATAATCTATTTGCTCGTATATCTTTACGAGATTAAATAAGCTTTCTTGGGTTTCATCTCTAAAGGCATGTTTCTCTGTTCTAGGAAATTGCCTATAAAATTCGTTTAATCCGTCTTGATCACTCCTGAGCCCATCTGCTTCATTATCCCAGTATTCTATTACACCTATATGTATTGGTAACCCATCAATACCTTTTATTGGTTTCTTTGGTGTGTCAAAAACTGGCATACCATAAAGATCTATATAACCTTCATAGTTCCATTCCATAGCTATAAACAGAGAATATAAACCTGATCTTGTTTGGCCATTCTTATTCCTGTTCGTTACATTAGAATCGTTATAAACATCTTTGAAGTTTTGCCCGCCTTTGTCTAAAGCGTTTGAAGTAGACCCCATCATACATTTGCCTATGATTTTTCTACCTAATCTTAAACATGTCTTTGTAACCTTCCAGTTGTTCTTTATATTGTCAGGTCTCTCCCATTTACCACTCTCATCATGGCCTAATAACTTTAATTTCTCACCATCGTAGGAGTTGTCTCCTGTGTTCTTCCAATCTATTGTGGTATCTAACCCATCTATGTCCTCTATCTTCTCTCCTGAGTCTAGTTTCCTTCTAGTTAACTTCGAAGCCGGAACCCTGTACGCCAACTCAGTTTTGGGCCTATCCATACCATCTTGTATCGGTTTGAAAAAGAACGGATAGTTAACTGATATGGGTACGACCTTGTCAGTAAACATTTTCTTGGCATCAGCCCCTGATTTTGAAAGTACACCAAATCTAGCATCACTTGACATCGTGGCTTGGTTAACCAATTCTGCTGAACACATAAAGGAAAAACCAGAACGTCTGTTCTTAAGGTAGCACATCCCATAACATCTACTATCGGCTTTGCAAGCTTCCCAGAAGTAGAAAAACAACTTGTTTGATTCTCTATAATCTGCTGATCCAATGTCAATCTTTGACCACTGTAGGTACATGTAGTGAGTACCAGTAACATAGTTAGGAACACCGTTGTTATAATACCAATAACCTTCCTCTCTTTTATTAAACTCTTCTTCAACATAATCAACCCATTTTTCTTTAAAATCTATTGGGTACTCATCCCACTCGAAAGTACTTTTTATTTTAGCAAGTTCTTTCGGGTAAGGTTGTTTCTCCCAATATTGTTCGCTTTTAATTTCGCTTCGTTTAAACGGTTCATTGACTGCTGGTAAAGCAATCCTGAGATTCTGTATTTCAATGATCTGTCCAATTTGCCCAGTTTTGCTTATAACAATAAAATCGTAGTCTAAGTTGTAGCCGTACTCCCACTTCTTGAGTCTGTTGTTCTTTTTTAATATATTAGGTTTAACAACATCTTCTATTACCTTAAATAGGCTTTGTTGGTAACTCATTTCTTTAATTGAGATTCTGGTGATATAGAAAAAGATCTAACAGGTTTAGCATCCTTCTTAGGCTTGTCGTCTAGCAAGGCTTCTTCTTCTTCCATTCGGTGTAGAATTTCAAAAGCGTCAAATATAGCCAACTTCTTTGTAGCGGCTGCGTTCTTTAATCTATCAGCGGATATATCATCAGCTGTATCTACAATAGGTTCTTTAGCGACCTTTATTAACTCCTCAACTGCTATTTGCCCAGCTAGGATTATACTCTTCTTCGTTTCCTTTGTATTCATGTTTTATAACAATATCATTTAATTTCATACAATATAACCTCTCATAATCAACTAGAAACTCAAACTCAGATTCTGGTTTAAAAGTGACAACATCCCCGATGTTTACCCCAAATTTACTTAAGTAGGAGTTGCTATACTTAACAACACCGGTTAAAGGTTTTTCTTTATCTCCACCCTCACCTTTTAATGGTTTTATAAAACAGTAGTCTAAGTTAGTGTAGTAATCACCACCCTTTTTACACAAATACAATTGCCCTATATCACAAAAGTAGAGATCATCTTTGAAGTAGCTAGCACTGTTCTTCTCTTTACCTTTCATATCGTACCACCTTCTAAATATGTTATGGTGGATTAACACTTCGTCACCAACCTTCACACTTGTAGTAAAGTTTATCGGAACAGAAACAACTAAAGCTCTTTTACTTATAAAAGAATGGTTTTCTATATTAGTGTTTAATATCAAGTCTTTATCACCAACTCTCTTAGTATTATCATATCTATCCGACAAAGGTTTAACTATAAACCTATATAAACTCTTCATTAATACTGTAAATCATACTCAACAGATATAGCCATGTTCTTGTTAAAGTTCTTCCAAGGTAATACCTCGTCATCTTTAGATATGAATATACTGTAAGAATCGTCTTTTGTGTTTAATATTATATTGTCTATAGTGTGTCCACCATATACTTGTTGTCCAACAGCGTAGTGCATTGCCTCGTTCTTATAATCAGAACCTATACTTATCTTTCTTATTATAGCTGACATTAGTCTTCAACTATTTCTAATTCCTTTTCTATAACAGTATAAGAACCATCTTCAACATTTATAGTAACTTCACCGTACTCAGCTTCTAGTTCTTCTTTTACTTTCTGATCTTCTTCGTTGATAGACTTGATCTTATGAAGTAATGCGTGTTTTTGTGATTCTAAATAACCTATAGCGTTTAGAGTTTCACTTAATTCCTTTTGAATACCTTGTACTCTACTTAATTGTTCTTCTTTAATTTTCATTGTATTAAATTTTATTTTGTTGTATTGTCCCATCTAGCCTTAGTACCTCTACGGTCATAGTGAGTAAATGTATTATATCTTCCTAATCCTCCTTCTTCGATAGCGTCTATCCTTATTAATCCTTCGATTATGTCAGCTACTTCACTAGGGGTATATCCTTTTATTGTAATATCTGTAGCGTTACCAACTAAGTGTTGAGAACTAGTTGCTCCACCAACCTTTTTATTATAATCAGGTGAACGATATGCACTGTTAATTATTACACTTGCATCACAAAAATCTCTTATTGTTTGTAGGTTGTAAGCGTGAACCTCTACGTTGTTAAACACTTTTTGAGGCATCTCACTTCCATCGTTACATTCAAACTCTGATTTGCTAAAATTTTCAGTTAAGTCTCCCATTTGATTTGATTTAAGTTTTTATTTATTAAACTTCAATAGGCTCGCTCCATTCAGCAGTTTCCATTAAAGCAAGTATTGATACGTGATCGTAATCAGCAACTGGTACAACTGTGCCGTTCGTTATAAATGTAGGTATATATCCTTCCTCCCATTTAATTACAAACTGAGTATCATCTAATGACTTTCTAATTGTAGAAGCTGAGGTTTCACCAACTTGTGTAAAGTCTATTAATCCAACATCTGTTAAATTAATTACTGCGTATATTATGTTATTGTGCATTTTATTTATTTTTAACTTGGTACATCTGCAACAATATCACCTGAAACCATATTAACCATAGTTGCTGAATTGCCACCACTACCAACATCAGGTATAGTTGGATAAGTTGCATCGTCTCCATTTCTCCACCAACCAACAGGATTTAAACTTGTTAAATCTACAGTAGGTGAAGTAGATGTTATTGCTATATCACTTAAAGAAAGTTCAGTATTAAAATATGCACATTCATCTAAATTGCCTGCATAAAATCTTGCCCCTTGCCTTGATGCAAACGAATTCCAATTTGGTATATCTTGTCCTGTTGTTGCGGTTTTGCTTGTATCTAAAGCACCATCAATGTATAGTTTCCAAGCACCACTTGTGTAGTTATATGTGAAAACTATATTATGCCAAGCACCATCATTTACAACTAATACACTTGTAATGTCAAAAGTATTATCGGAGGAATCAAAATTTAATTTATTCCAATTTACTTTTATATACCTACTTGCCCCCAAACCACCACCCGTAACACTTAATATTGTTCTATTGCCACCTGTTTGACTTGTTTTAATCCACATTGAAACACTCCAATCTGTACCACTTGTAGCCATTGGTGAAGCTAATGTTAATACGTCGTCTACACCATCAAAATCTAACGAATAGGTGTTAAGATAGGGTGTGCCTCCGCCTCCGTTTACACGGCGTGATCCAAATGTATTGTAGTTTGGTATTGTTAACATCCTAGTATATAGCTATTACATCAACGCCAACTGTTACATGTGTAACTAGTATAGGCATAAACGTTCCTGCAGCAACACCTTTAAAAACAGTACTTGTACCGCTTTCCATTGTTACTGTTACATCTTGAGGTCCTGAACCTACGTACAGAGCAACACCTCTAGTGTCTGTTCCTGGTATTTTAGTTGCGCTAGCGGTTATTGCTACGGCATCATGCCCCATTATTCTTGATTGTGCGGCCATATTGCCTTGTACTCCTGCTACTGCCATTTTAATTATTTTTATCTCTATTTATAAATACTTTTTCTGCTCCTCTTGAACCAAAATAAGCTACGTATACCGTAACTAGTAATGTTTGTAATAAATCTATCCAAGCTGCTTTCATATCGAATAGCAATTGAATAGAATCAAATATAATAAACAATGTCATACACACTGTTAAATATATTAATGCTAAAGGTCTAGTGTTTTTAGATAGCCATGAATCTGATGCCATGTCATACTTCCATCTTTCAGTGACACCTTTCATTTCCTCTAAGTCTAGGTCTAATAACCTTAACGCTTCTTCTTTGTCTTTTGGTGGTATAGTGTCGTCTTTACTAATAAGATTCTTAACGACTCCATACACTCCTTGATCAGGTAATATATCTCCAATACTGTCCAATATTTTAGGAGCTTTCTCTTTTAAGAAAACCCCTAGTTTAGTTTCTTTGAACTTTTTACGATCTTTTTTCTTAGGCACTTTATTCTGTACTTGATGTTTTAGGGGTGACAAACTCTTTGAGTTTTGATTTCCCTTTTCTTGTCATGTCCATCTCAAACTTTATGTCTGCTTTATCACTAGCTTTGTTCGCTGCGTTTATCCTATTTTTTTTAGCAGTGATTGGTAGACCAGCTTTCATGGAGGCACGTGTTTGTTGATCTTTCGCTGCTTGGCCATATTGTGGTTCCGTCATTGCTATTACTTTACCACTTTCTGTTAAAAAACTTCCTCCAGAGGGTTTTGAAGTTGGGTTAGCGGTGTATGTCCCTTTTTTCCCTTTCACACTTGTTAATTCAGGTGGATCACCCGGTCCAGATAAACCTGATTTACTTACGTCTGCTTGTGTATTTTTATAATTTGCCATTTTTTATTGTTATTATTAATTTTCTTTAAATGCTAATAGGAACTCTCTTATTGCAACACCGCAAGCTATACCTGACATAAACACTTCTTTGTTTACAATCAAAGCAACTGCTGCTCCTGCTGATAATAGAAATCTCATTAACGGTGAGTTTACAAATTTCTTTATTGTTTCTAGTACTTTCATATTTTATTTTTTAACATATATATAACTGTAACTTCCTTGTTGCTGACTCTATGGTTCTTTCGTACTTAACTAATGGTTTAGATTCTGCAGCAATGATAAGTTCTAGTATAATTTCTTTTTTTGTTTTAATCGTAATCTCTGATGGCAGATATATATCTACCTTTGAGTAGTTCCCCATGGTAGTAAATGTGCGGTATTAGTTTACTTATTTCTTTTCAGCTTTTTCTTTTTTCAGTATGTACCACCTATGCAGTGTATAACCAATAGTTAATATAAGTAAAAAACACTCTAAAGCTGGTTCTATCCAATCTGTAAGACTTATAGTAAAAGCACTAGCGTTTAAGCAGTACAGTTTTAGATCAGTTAAATTCATCGGTTAGCGTTTAATACAGCGTTACCTTTATATATAGTGTTGTCTATTACTAGAGAAGACTCTATTAATCTATTTCTAGATTTCATAACTCTTCTACCTGGTGTAGTACATTTGCATGGTAAAGCTTTGCCTGCTGGTTGTTGTTGTTTTCCGTTACTTGGCATAATTGTTTGTTTTATAGTTGTCCTGCTTTTTTAGTGTCTTTATATGACTGCCATGAAGCTTTTCTTTTGTTTCTTGACTGTCTTCTGTCTGTTCTTCTCTCTCTTCTTTCTGCTTGCTTTGCATCTTTCTCAGACATACCATCTTCTTCAAAAGCTGCTCTTCTAGCTTCTTTATCTCCTCTAGCATTTTGCCTGTCGTCTCTATCCTCTCTTCTATCTTCTCTTTTTGATTTTCTAGCGTAGCTCCCACCTTTAATACCTTCTTCTATAAACTCCTCAGCATCTCCCTCTATTTCTGTTTGAACGTCTGGAACATAGTATTCTCCAGGAGCATCAAGTTCTTTAACCGCTCCACCAACGTTAGCTATCTGGTCGCTACCTACACTAGCAGCATTTGCACTCGCTGTCTCTTGTTGAATATCACTAGCCCTGTTAGTAATCATATCTTGATCACCTACAGGTAAACTAACGTCTACAGCGTTACTAGTACCTGCTAAACCAGAGTTATATATTTGCTCTGTTGGGGTAAAACCACCAACCGGGCTTAGCGGGGTAGTTAACCCACTTGGATCCATGTTAGGATCATAGGAGTTTTGTAGTGGCATTATCTTGTATTGTCTTTGTTTAAATATGATATGCTAGTCTGAAGAACTTTACCAGAATATGTTATAGCATTATCTTTAATAGGTATATCTTCTTCACCTAGCATAATTCGGTACATTCTACTTATTAGTTGTTTGCACTTAAATGAAACTTTATATATGTTGTATTTTTGGGTTGTTCTATTGCGTGTTCTCCACACAACAATCCACCCTTCTTTCAACAACCTGTTCCAGCGCCTGTTATCCAAACTGTACGAGTAGGTACCGTTTTTAAAATCTTGTTTTGTAAATAAATCTAAAGCATCTAAGTATATCAGTAACTCAAGATCTGCATCATTAAGATTACATGTTCTACACGCCCATTTACGTATAATGCGGTAATGTTTTAATAAACCTAGATCTTTTAGGTCAGATGAGGTTAATTTCCTCATATAACTATTACTACGTCTTGTTCTTTAATTACCTTATGCAATTGTTTATTTATCTCTATATTAAATCCAGCGTGTCTGTCGAAGTAGATAGCATCACCATCTTTAACCCCAACAACATCTGTACCTATAGTTATTACTTTACCTTTGCGGTATCTAATATCTTCTCTTTGAGCTTCAGCTAACATTAAGCCTCCTTTAGTTTTAGTATCGGTTTCTTTAACCTCATCTATAACTATATTCTTACCTATTGCTTTCATTATACTCTTAAGTTATTAATTACACAATCAGTTGATAGTATAGTGGTGGCTACTGAAGCCGCGTTACGTAAAGCACTTTTAGTAACTAGTAGCGGATCAATTATTCCAGACTTTACCATATTTACCGTTTTACCTGTAACCACGTCTAATCCTCTACCTTTAGCTAACACCTCTTCAGTTGGTGCTATACCAGCGTTTTCAAGTATTATCAAGTATGGAGATCTTATAGCGTTTAATAACACTTGTTCTCCATTTGACTTAGCTGTTATATTTTGTGCTGCGTTGAGTAGTGCTATACCTCCACCTGGAACTATACCATCTTTTATTGCGGCTTTAGTAGCATAAATAGCATCTTCAACTCTATCTTTCTTTTCTTTCAATTCAACCTCAGAGTTTGCCCCAACTTTTATTATTGCGACTTTTGTTGCTAATCTTGCCAACCTATTTTCTAACATCTTTATTTCACCAACATGTTTAGAGTTCTTTATCCTGTCGTTTATAGACTCTATCAACTCGTCCATGTTTGCTTCATAGTTAGCAACCTTTATCATGGTACTATTTTGAGAGGTAGATACGTGTTCACATCTTCCTAAGTGTTCTAATGATATTAAGTCTACGTCGTCACCTAGTTGTTCGTTTATGATAGTAGCTCCAGTAAGTAAAGATATGTCTTCTAGTATATCGTTTCTACTTCCACCGTAAGCTGGTGTGTCTATTATGTTTACTTTTAAGCCGTTCTTAAGCTTATTCATTGTTATAGCATTTAATACTGATTGCTCAACATCTGCTATTATAAGTATAGACTCGTTTTCTGCTGATACATGTTCTAATACTGTTTGTATTTTTCTTATACTTTCAACGTGATTCTCTATAATCAATACTAAAGGATTGTTTAATTCACATGTATTAGATTGAGTATTATTTATCAAGTGTTGATTCTTAATGCCTCTGTCGTACTTTATACCATCAATCACATCTACAACAGTCTCCGCATCTTTATTAGTCTCCATCATAACGGGACCAGTCTCATTGACCTCTTTGAATGCTTGGGCAATTATATCCCCTAACTCCTTATCATTGTTTGCTGAGATCGAAGCCACATTCCTTATTGCGTCACCTTTAACCTCTTTAGATATGGATTCAAGGTACTTAACAACTTTCTCAACAGCTGAGTTAATGCCGTTCTTTAATGACCTTGGGTTTTCAATATCTGAAACTTTCATAGCTTCGTGCAGTATAGCGTGGGCCAATACCGTTGCTGTAGTTGTGCCGTCACCAGCTTCTCTAACGGTTTTCCTAGCTGCTTCCTTTAGAAGCTTAGAACCCATGTTTTCAACTGGATCTAGTAAAACCATACTATCTGCTACAGTAACCCCATCTTTTGTTATCTGAGGATTACCTTGTCCGTCTTCTAGTATTACGCATTTACCACTAGCACCTAATGTAGAACTAACTGCTTTAGTTAATTTGTTTATTCCTTCGAATATTTTCTTTTTAGCATCCTCTCCGAAGTTTAGATGCTTTACTATAGTTTCATTCATTTAATTAAATTTAATTTATTATTTTATTCTTTTATTCTTTTATTATGCAGTGCCACCCAAGTATTAATATGTTAACTAATGGATCAGTATTGTTTCTTACACGTATATCGAATGTATCTCCATTTACAATAGAATCTGCAAAAAGCATAACAAAAGTTTCTTTTCTATCAGCATTTCTTATAGTTTGACTTGTTGCAACAATACTACCATTTTTAAAAAAAGCATATTCATAATCGTCATTACCTCCACCAACTTTTTCAAATGAAATATTACATATAAATGATGTATATATACTTTTAGTTCCATTGTATGTAAACACTCCAGCGCTAGTAGTACTCCATCTTTGGGAATTAGTGGCAGAATTAAGACCACCAGTATTAATTGCTGTAAAAGTAGGGGCTGCAACTAAAGTTGTAGCTGTTGCATTACCACTAAAATCTGCAAGAATATAAGCAGTACTATTTGGTAATCCTTGATTAGAAAAAACATCGTAAGTTAAAGCTTCTGTTTCTGAATAAGCACCTGTAGTAATGTTTTGCCCATTTGCCAAAAAGATTCTTCCTCCTGTTAGCCCTGTTGTTACAAAAGTATTGGCAGCAATAGTTCCAAAACTTGTTGTACTTCCTCCATTTAGGTTAATTCCGTTTTGTGTTTGTTGAGGATGTATTATACATCCACTTATATTTACAGCTCCCACTCCTGAACCACCGCCATTGGCTAATATTTCTATCATTGAAGCGGTAGAATATCCACTTGGAGTAGGTATGCTTGTTTCATCAAACCATCTAATTAATTCACA